CGCCGGTTCTGGATAGCCAGGACGGCACAGTCACGGTTGCGGGTAAGCTGCTTCTGGATATTGCCAAGCGGGCCACAAGTGACGTTAACTTGGAAGCCGACGGCAATCATCTGGTTGTCAAATCTGGCAAAAGCCGTTTCAAGCTTGATACGCTGCCAGCTGCTGACTTCCCGTCCTTCAATCACGGAAGCTTCGACACCACGATCGAAGTAGATCTGGCATCACTAGTGCAGGAAGTGCAGTTTGCTGTCAGCACCGAAGAAACCCGCTATTATCTCTGCGGTGTCTTTCTGGAAGCAAAGGACGGCCATATCGTTGCCACGGCAACAGATGGGCATCGCCTAGCGACGACACGCATTGAGCAGGAAGCCACGTTTGCGTCGGTCATTCTGCCAAACAAGCTGCTGTCCTTGCTGCCGACCGGCGTCGTGTCAGTTTCGTTGTCGTCGAATAAGGTCATGGTTGCGAGCGGTTCAACCGTTATCGTGTCGAAACTCGTCGACGGCACATATCCAGATTACGAGCGCGTTATTCCAAAGCCCTCGGAGCGTGTAGCGACGCTGTCGGCGAAAGCACTGCGCGAAGCTGTCGGCCGAACGTCAGTTATCGCCAGCGAGCGTGGTAAGGCAGTTCGGTTCTCATTTGCTTCAGACGCTCTGACGCTGAACGTCGCTAATCCAGATCGCGGCGACGCGACTGAGGAAATGGAAGTCAACTTCAGCAGCGAGCCTCTGACGATCGGCTTCAACGGTCAGTATGTCACCGACCTTATGGCGGCGTTTGGCTCGGATGAAGTGACGATGTCGATGGCGGATTCTGGTTCGCCCGCACTGATCACGTCAGCCGGTCGGCCGGGATACAGGTGCGTTATTATGCCGATGCGTGTGTAGGACAATGGCACCACTCCCCAAACCACAATCGACAACAGTCGGCGCGATTTATGCCGCTTACGAGGCCCAGGCTAAATCCTGGGACTCGTGGGGCATCAGCGTGGGCGAGGCGGGCACCGAATGCGACAGGGCACTTTGGTATGACTTCAGGTGGGCATCGGCTCACGAAGTGCATAGCGGCCGGCAGCTGCGCTTGTTTGAAACTGGCAACATCGAGGAAGATCGGCTCGTCGCTGATCTCGAGCGCATTGGCGTCGAGGTCTACGGGCAGCAAGACAAGATCCGGCTTGTGTCGGGCTTCGTGCGCGGCAAATGCGACGGCAAAGCAATGAACGTGCCTGAAGCGTCGAAGACCGAACACCTGCTAGAGTTTAAATCAAGCAACGCCAAGGGCTTCGCCCTGATTGTTAAGGACGGCTGTCAGAAAGCAAAGCCGTTGCATTATGCACAGTGCCAGCTTGGAATGTATGCCTTCGGTTTAAGCCGGTGTCTTTATCTCGTCTCGTGCAAGGACAGCGACAGTCTCTATTCAGAGCGCATCGAATACGATCTGGAATTCTGCCTGCGATTGGTAGCGCGCTGCGAACGCATCGTGTTCTCGGACATGCCGCCGAGCAGGATTAGCGAGAACCCGGAGTTCTTTGGATGCATGTTCTGCAAGCACAAAGCGGTTTGTCACCACGACGCACAGCCGCGTGTGAACTGCCGAACCTGCCTTCATGCTCAGCCTGAAAGCGGCGGCGATTGCCATATCTCATGCGCGCGATGGGCTAAGCCATTGTCGATCGACGAACAGCGTGACGGCTGCCCGGCGCACTTGTACCTGCCGGGCATGGTGAATGGCGAGCAGATCGACGTCGACGAGGACGCCGAGACGATCACTTATCGAATGAAGTCGGGAGAGGTTTGGGTGGATGGTGAGGGAAGGAAGGCGGCGTGAGGAGAGGTAGGTGGTTAAGACCAGTATTGGGAGATGCGCGTTTTTTCATTGTTGATGGAGTTATTTAGGTGATCAAGTGAAAAAGTAACATAGGATTTATAGGTATTGAAATCATTCGAAGTATAGTCACCGTTATCGGTAATTTTTCTTAGATCTTCAGATAAGCGAGCTAATAAGAGTGCGTCTGATCTCAGTTCGAAAGGAAACGGTTTCGTTAAATCTCTTATTTCTTTGGATGATATAGGCGGAAAGTAAATGTAATTTGGGTTGCTTATACGTCCTATCTTTGTAGACATGGAGTTTTCAGCGTTAGCGTGAGCATCGTGTATCTCTGCCAGCCTATCTAAACTATCTAATTCTGTTTTAAGCGACCTTTTGATATTTGCCACATGCTGCCTTCGATTGGCTTCAAGTTGCTGCCTAGCTACTAAAACAGCGATCAGTACCGGGACTCCGGTCAATAGCGTTCCGTGGGCCCCTCCCAAGGCGACTAATGCCTCAATGACGGTATCTTCTGTCGCAACCAACCAACCTAAGATGAGGCAACAGAAAGCGACGTAAATCACCGTCACGACATACAACACCGCCGTCCAAAATCTTTCATTTACAGACAAGGTAACGCCCCCAACATGCTAACCTTACGAAACTACCAGTCAGAAGCAATAGACGCCGTATTCGACTATTGGCAAGAGGAGGCAGGTAATCCGCTTGTTGATCTTGCGACCGGCTGCGGCAAGTCGTTGGTTATGGCGTCACTGATCCAGCGCCTCGTTGAAGGCTGGCCTGATATGCGCGTGATGGTCGTTACGCACGTCGCGGAACTGATCGAACAGAATTATTTGGAGCTGCTGGGCGTCTGGCCATTCGCACCGGCAGGTATCTATTCGGCTGGCCTTGGTCGTCGTGATGCGCGCAGTCAGATTGTGTTTGCAGGCATTCAGACGGTTCACAATAAGGCGCAGCAAATCGGACACGTCGACGTCCTTATGGTCGACGAGTGCCATCTGATCCCGATTAACAGCAACACGATGTATCGCAAGTTCATTGACGCGCTGCTCGAGGTGAATCCGGATATGAAAATCCTCGGACTGACTGCCACACCTTATCGGCTCGACAGCGGTCGCTTGGATGAGGGCGCAGACCGCCTGTTTGACCAGATCGTCTACACCTACGGCGTTGCTGATGGCATCCGTGACGGCTTCCTTGCTCCTTTGACGAGCAAGCCGACGGCTACTGAATACGACGTTAAAGGCGTGGGAAGGCTTGGCGGAGATTACAAGCAGCGCGCTCTGGAAGAAGCAATCAACCGCACTGACCTTAATGATGCCGTGGTTTCTGAGATCATCGCTAAGGGTGCTGATCGTCGCTCTTGGCTTTGTTTCTGTGCCGGCGTAAAGGCTGCGCTGGACGTGCGAGACGTATTCAGATCGCGCGGAATTACATGCGAGGCCGTAACAGGCGATACACCGAAGGAAGAACGCCGCCGCATCCTTGAGGACTTCAAAGCATATCGCATTCAGTGTGTAACGAACAATTCAGTTCTTACAACAGGATTCAATCATAAGGGCGTTGATTTAATTGCATTTATGCGCCCGACATTATCTTTGAGTTTGTACGTCCAAATGGCGGGGCGCGGCACTCGTCCGCTCTACAAGGCAGGTGCGCCACTAGATACGGTTGAGGAGAGGCTTGCTGCTATCTCGGCAGGCCCTAAACGTAATTGCCTGGTTCTCGACTTCGCGAAACTCGTCGATCGGCATGGCCCTGTCGACATGGTTGAGCCGAAAGCTCCAAGCGCTGGCAATGGTGAGCCACCAATCAAGATTTGCCCGACCATACCGGACGACAACGGGGCGGTTGGCTGCGGTGAGAAGGTGCACATCTCGCTGATGAAGTGCCCATGCTGCGGCTATGACTTTCCGCCTAATGAGGATGAGAAGCTAACCCGCCAGGCAGCCGACGTTCCGATTGTCAGCACTGCCGAAGCTGAAAGGCGCAAGGTAACTGGTAGGACGTTTCACTTTCACGAAGGCAAGGGCGACAAGCCGCCGTCGGTCAAGTGCAGCTACATAGCAGGCTATACGCAGATCAACGAATGGCTTTGTCCGCAGCATACGGGTTTTGCCCAAACCAAGGCGCATCGATGGTGGACGCAGCACGGAGGCCACCGGCCGTTTCCAAAGACGGTCATGGAATGGCTCGAACGCCAGCGCGAGTTGCTCACCACCGACGAAATTAGCGTCGTGCCGAACGGGAAATACTGGAACGTGAAAGATGTACGGGCAGGAGCAGCAGCAGATAACGACAACGTGCCTGAGCCTGCGAACGACAATGTGTCTGTTGGTCTTTCGGAGCTGCTGGAGGATGAGATTCCGTTTTGAAGCAAGCTCCAAAAACAAGAAAGCCCGCTGCACTGGGAGGAGGAGTGTGCAACGGGCTGATCTGGAAAGCGCGACTGGGAGGAGGAGTGCCGCGCTTCGAGTTCAGCCTCTGGGAGGAGGAGTGAGACTGAACAACCCGAAGATAGGTAGCTGGTATGATGATTACAATGGGCGATGATGCACACCAGTTATGCAGCATATGCATGGCCCTAAAAATGGAAAACCGCCCGGCAGCGCAGAAGCGCGCGCAGGCGGTCTTGTCCTCCCCGACGACGATCGTCTAGCAGTATTGATTTAGTAAAGCAACAAGTACCGATAAATACATAATCCCACAAGGTTAGTGGTATTTGATTTGTTCTTATGAGTACATGAATGGCCCGGGGTTCTTCTTCAGAAAAGGCCCGTATCACGCTTGGGCGGGGGGCTTGGGTCGCGCGATACGGGTGCCGTCCTGCGAACAGGATGCCGACATTAAATAGGTACGAGCGCTGAATTCGGAAATGACAGTTTGTTGCAGTTGCAAATTGTTAGTGCAGCAACCAAAAAAGTCGCCCTGCAGCGAGGGCTGTCAGAGCGACTGCGCACGGCGCCCCCACCCGGAAGCCAATACGCAATTCAAACGTAACATCAAAGGCATGCAAGTAAAAGTTACATTTACTTTAGATTCCTCTTGCACCGACTGACGACCCCACCACAATGAGTATTACTGGCCTCACCAGCCAACCACACGAGGAGAAAACATGAAGAATATCGACGCGGATAACTACGACCCATACAACGTAAGAGGGATGGGCGACAACAACCCGCCGACCTCCGCATATGAAGAGATTAAGCAGGAAATCGAAGACCTGTTCGCAGAAGCTAAAAATTTCGCGGACGGCGAAGCCATCGATAGTCAGGCACTCGCCGACGCTGTTACTGAACTGCACGACAAGTTACATGACGCTGGCAAGCGCGCTGATGATGTTCGCAAAGACGAAGCCAAGCCACACGACGACGCGAAGGCCGAAATCCAGGCGCGCTACAATAAGCTGATCGGCAACACCAAGACGTCAGGCAAGGGCAAGGTCGTGCTCGGCAAGGAAGTGCTGCAAGGGCTGCTGACTCCATGGCGCAATAAGGTTGCCGCTGAAAAGGAATCTGCTGCTAAGGCAGCGCGTGAGGAAGCTGACCGCGTCATTCGTGAAGCACAAGAAGCCATGCAGGCGAGTGCTGGCAATTTGGAAGCGCGCGAGCAGGCAGACGAACTGGTCAAGGAAGCCAAACAGGCTGACCGTTGGGCTAAGCGCGAAGACAAGGCGGCAACGACTGGCACTGGCCTTCGTTCGGTATGGCATTGTGATCTGGTAGACGAAGGCGTCGCTTTAGATTGGGCATATGGCCGTGCGCCAGAGCGTTTCAAAGCTGTCGTGCAAGCAATGGCCGAGGAAACTGTGCGCGCCGGTATGCGTCAGGTGCCGGGTTTCAATGTGCGTGAGGAGAGGGTGGCTAGGTGATGGGTAGCGATGTTTAATCTTTAAGATCGTATTGGCCGCGATAATGGTCGCGAACTTCTTCGAATTTGTGAAGAAACTCTCTTGAGGCCGCTGAAATCGCAGGGATCGCACTCCAACCATCGTCCTGCTTCACAACCCTGACGTCAACGTCGAAACCCAACGCTATCAATCTAGATTTGATAATTTCTACCAACTCATCAGCGGTCTTAAATTCTTTGGTCATGGCAACTCCTAACTGAAAATGAACTCTATCACACACCCCGCCAGCCACCAACTGGCGGGTTACCACACACGAGGAGAGAATGAATGCATGCACCGCTACCCAGCGGGCCTTTCGGCTGCGTCCTTGCTGACCCGCCATGGTCTTTCAGAACATACGGAAAAAAAGACGTTGCACCGGCACGAGGCCGTCAGCCTTACGGCGTGATGTCACTTGACGATATCAAAGCGCTGCCTGTCGAACAGGTATGCGCTCGCGACTGTTTGTTATTCATGTGGACGGTTTCGCACCTGCAGGCCGCTGCA